ATGGGTTGGTTGGGTGTTAAGTATGATGTCATGTTCTATGTGGGTATATTTTGGATATAAAGATAAAGATTGGCCGAGAGCAATTATGGAATGTGCTTACTTGGTTTTTAGTATGAGGGCGGTATACAATTGGTTGATTATATGACAAACTTAAAAGGACCTTTTAAGAACTTTGCTTGTGTCTGTTATGGTGACAAGTATTCACTAGACTATGTTCAAAAACTGTACAACATGGTACAAAGACATAGCACCTATATGCACAACTTTTATTGCTTTACTGATAATGTAAAAGCGAATAAAATTTTAGAAGGCCATATAAATGTAAGACAATTTCCTTTACATGATTTACAAGGTTGGTGGAATAAAATGCAACTGTTTCATCCAGATAATGGTCTAGGTGGTGATACTTTATACATGGATTTAGATGTGGTAATTACAGACAATATAGATAAGTTTTGGGAACATGAAGAACAATCAGATTTTGTTGGTATGAATGACTTTAATCCAGATACTAAAATATTCAACTCCAGCGTGTTTAGATTTAAACATAATTCAATGACTGAAAAACTGTGGAAACCATTTTGGGAAGACAGACCGACATGGCTTAAAATGGCAGGTGACCAGAATGTGATATCTGACATTATAATGAAGCATAAAGAAACCAAGTCATTTCCAGACGCCTGGACACAATCATATAAATGGTTCGATAGAACTGGTACCAGATATCACAAAGGTAAGTGGACCTTTGAACATAATGGCGAATCGGCTGTAACCGTGTTCCACGGTGAGCCAAATCCACACCAATCCGACAAGGAATGGGTCAAAAACGCTTGGAAATAGCGTAAAAGAACATAACCAGAACAAAATAAATTAAATTAATTTTTAAATCGTTGATTTTACTCGCTTTTTTATTCAAAAAAAGTGAAAAAAACGCTTGCCTTTAGCTATCCTTTCTGATAGGATATGTGTATATGATAAAGAAATACACAGAAATAAAGCGTGAAATACTTAAAAAAAGATTTGAAAAAAGGGTTGCCAAGTGTAAAAAACACCTGTATAATAACCTTATTGACTTACTAATGAATAACTTAACTATGAAAGGAAAACACTATGTCTAAAGTAAAAAACTATTATTGGGACGAAGCTGAAAAATTCGTTGACAATGTATTTGAGAAACTTGAAAAAGGTCTCATCAATAAAAAAGAAGCTAAGAAAGAAATCTTAGAATCTAATGTTGCTCTTGATTTAATTGATATCAATGAAGACAACATTGACGAAGTAATCGAAATGCAAATGGAGATGGCTTAATTATGACATTACTAGAACATCTTAAAAATATCAATGCTAAGTCTAAAGACGAAATGGCTAAAACGCCAGGTCTTTGGATTGGTTTGATTACGGAAGATTTAGACCATTGGACAAGTTATGGTGTTACAACACCTGCTCAACTTGATAGGTACTTTCTTGAAACAGATGTTTACGAAATGCACAAACAAGCATTTGGTGTAAAAGGCAGACACTATAATTTTTCTGAAATGTCAGATGATGACCTTAAAAAAGAATTAGATATGCTTTGTGAAGTTGCAAAAACTGTAAGAGAAACAGAAAAGAAGTATGAAGAAGCCGCTTACCAAACTTTCTTAAAAAGAATTACTGAATCTATGAAACTTGGTGCAGAAACTAAAGAAGACGCAATCAAGTGGATTTTACAGGCTGAAGGCCTAGAAAATGAAAAAGATACAAGTTACATTTGTTATAACTTAGGTCTTAATTATGACAAAGAATATTTATTTAAAAAAACACACTAAAAGGAGATACTATGATAATTAAAATAGGTGATACAATTGAAGATAAAAAAGGTAGAGAAGGAGTAATTACTAATATTGGTATTGCAACCGAACCTACTGATATAGCGGCTGAATTGCCGACAAGTTTAAGTGCAAAAACATATGATACTGACCTGAACTATACAGGTGCAGTTACATTTGGTTCTAACTGGTGTTATTTTGCTCAGATAGATAAAGTAATAAAAAAGAACGAATATGTCGAAGACATGGATTGGAGTTTTAATGATGAAATATAATGAAGATAAAATACTACAAGAAATAGGTACTTATATAAAAGGTACTTATGGTCAACACTATGCTCAAGTAAGTAAAGGTACACAAGTACAAGATTTACTAAGAAGTGTAGGTATTGACAAAGATTTTTGCCAAGCAAATGCAATTAAATATTTGTGTAGGTTTGGTAAGAAAGATGGTCGTAATAGAAAAGACCTTTTAAAAGCTGTACACTATATTGTTTTATTAATGAACTCTGAGGACCAAAAATGATGATTGACGAATTAGAAACTATCAAAGCGTGTAATGAAGCACTAGACCAAATTGCTGACGGTGATATGGACGGTGCTGTTATGACTATTTCAACACTAAGAGCAGATAATCAAAAGAAAGTTGATGAATTTGACAAATGGGCTGAAATAGAGAGTAAAAGACAAGAAGAAATGGCGCCTCCACAACAAGATTGGCAGGAGGGCACTACCGATACTGATGGACAAAACTTCAATTAAGGGCTATACAAACACCTTAGAAGGCTTCGATTCGCCTAACCTGGCGCATCCTAGAGAGTTTTTTTTCTCAAAAAGCGTTGGAAATCGTGCTTTTTTTAGGGGCTTGCCATTTCCATCAAATTATGATACTATTATACAAGATTAACAAACAAACAGAAAAGGATACTATGACAACAACATTTAGATATAACAAAGAAATGATTTACGCTGAATTTGAACAAGCAAAACAGAAAGATATTTCTCTGTCTAAAAAGAAAACAAAAGACGATAAAGAAAACGATATCTTTAAAAACAGAATTGCTATGTTAAAAGAACACGGCGACCTTAAATTCAAATCACCTGAAATTTATGACGGTGTTGATATAAACTTCAATAGATTATTGATTGCATATGAGTCACCTAGTCCAAGAGACCACTTTTATAGAACGGCTTTTGGTAAATCATTTGCTGAACATAAGCAAGAAACAGAAATTACAGATGTTAGAGATTATTCTATATCAGATGAGAAATCTCAAACACTTGAAGAAAAAGTTGAGGCGATGGCCTAATGGCATTGTCAGATTATTCATCACACGATTGGCGAAAATATACAGATGACGCTATTGTCGTTGATGACAAAAACAAAACTTATGCAAAAGTAAATGATTGTAAAGTTAGTTTTAAAAACCCAAAAACATTAAAAACCGAAGATGTTGATGTGTCAAGACTAATAAGAGTATTTGTCAACAACATTGTAGGTCAAAGAAAGAGTATAAAGTAATGGCAATTATCTATACTAATCAATCAAGCGGTGTTGCAAGAAAAAACAGAAAGAAAATGAAAAGTCTTTCTGCTAATCAAATTGCAAAGTTTAAAGAAGACCTAAGAATTCATAATAAGTATATGAGGTCAAGAGGTTTAGAAACTATGATTATGACCCTTGATGATTACATTAAGTATAGATTTGGTGCCTTACCAAAAGTCAAAACAGGATTTGTACCATTACAGAGTGTTCCTTATGTTAGAGAAACACCTGATATTCCAAGTTTATCAAATAGTAAAAACATGGGTAATGGTGGTACTATAGACCATAAAACTAAAATGGAAAGAATAGAAGTATCTAAACAATACTCTATTGTTCCAGCATATAACAAAGGTCCTTACATGGTGGTCGGTAAAGAAGACCTTAAAACAGCAGGGAGAAAAGTATGAAGATAAAAGAAATACTAATGGTATCAATTGTTGCATTAGCTTTTATGTTGATTACAGGTGTTGCAAAAGCAAATGTGGTGACATGGGTTATAGAACAAAAAGATAAAACAGTTGAGTATCAAAAAGAAAGTTGGCAACAAAGTAAGTTACAATTTTTTAGAACGAAACAATCATTATTAGATTTATTTAATAAAGAGGAAAGCAATGAATCACAAGATTAGTGAATTTTGCAACAAGATTGATTCTATCAAAATAATGTCAGACAGGTTGCGTGAATTAAAATACGGACCTGTCAAGGCACCTAGAGGTGAAATAGATAATTTAATACAAACAATTCAAGCTGATTGTTTATTATTGGCTAAAGATAAAGGCAATTATGAAAAAACTAATTATGATTATTCTGGCGTTGACCATGATGACAGCGTGCTCGATAATTCCACAAAAAAATGAAGAAGGCAAATATGAAATCAATCCAATCGGTACTATTATTAGGACTATCATTCCTATTCCTGACCAATTGCAGTTCGATTAATAGGTCACAAACTGGCGCCGTTCTAGGTGGTGTTACCACTACAGCAACTTGTGTTAGTTTAGGTGCAGATAATCCTTATGTTATAGCCAGTTGTGCTATAATAGGTTCATTTGCAGGTGCAGAAATTATGTACAATTCAGATTATGATGTTCATAGTGCCGTCTTTGTAGACCATTTAAATACAAGTCCAGCAGGACAGAGTTATACAAATTGGTACAATGGCGAAACAGGTAATAGTGGTATTATTAAAATTAGTAGGTCGTATGTTGAAGGACCTATTAAGTGTAAAGATTATGACGCTACAGTTGATATAACAAGTAGATGGCCATTAATTGGTATCGGTGGTGTGAATAGAAAAACGGTTTTTGGTACAGCGTGTCAAATGCCAGACGGGAGATGGATAGAAAAAGATGTCTTATTATCAGGAAAAGGTTAATAACCTTAAAGAAGAAGTGAGAACAAAGAAAGAACAAATGGAATTTGAAACAAGCGAAAAGAGGCTTGCCATTTTAGAGGAAGAAGTATATAATACAGAACAATCAATAGAGGAACTTGAAAAAAATTATGTTTGACCCTTGGAATAATCAAAAAAAGTATCTTACATGGACATTTATACTGATAATCTTTATGATTTTATCAGGTGTAGGTTGGGGTAAAGATTACCATAAGATTATTCCTATTGACCCTAAAGAAGTCAATGGTCAATTTTGTTTTATTAAAGTAACTATCAAACAAGTTGGTGATGAGATAGTGAAAGAAGAAATTTTGGAGTGTGCTGACGGTAAAAAGCAACATGACGGACCAAGTTATTGGGAAATGTTTGCTCAATTTTATTATGCAGGTGTTAATACTCCAGAATATTGTCGATATTATAGTCGACCTAAACACGCTTTAAAATCATTTGGTGAAGTGTGTTTATCAGAAAATGGCAAATGGGAGGTGAAGTAATGATAAGAAATTTAATCATTGTTGCTCTCGTATTAGTTATATTATATGATGTATCAAGTGAAGACGCTTTGGGTTATGTTCAATCCACGCTTGCCTTCTTACAAGATTTAGTATATAATGTAATGGAGAGTGAAAAAATATGAAAAACATAAGTAAAATAGTTGCTATAGGAGCATTAGGCCTTGTTATGGCTGGTTGCAGTAGCACTTATAAAATCAAATCAGAGAGTGGTAAAGTAATGAATTCTGTACCTAAGTGGTACATGGCAGATTACTCAGAATCAAAAGCGTGTGATACGCCTTGGTTAGGTAAAGACAAAGATAAAATGTGTATCTTTGGTGTGGCAACGGCCGTTTCTCCTGATTTACAACTTGCAATCGAAAAAGGTAAGATGATGGCTAAATCTGAACTTGCTGATATCATTGCTGGTGAAATGAATAAAGAATCAAAACAATTTATAACTGAACTAGGAAAGTCTGAAAAGAAGACAGTTGTTAGTGAAGTAGAATCTGTTATAGTTAATAAGATTAAGAATACACCTGTTAGAGGTTATGAAATCTTTAAACAAGATGTTACCTTAACTAAAAATGGTTATTACAGAGTATGGATTGGCTTGAGATTGCCTTTAGGTGAGTATAATAAGATGTACAACTTCACAATTGCTGAAGCTGTTGACGCTTATAACCTAAAAGAAAAAGCAAACATCAAGTACAAAGAACTAATGAAAGATGATAACAATGCAGATAACAATTTATAGTAAACCAAATTGTGTCTATTGTGATAAGTCAAAGGCCTTACTGAAAGGCCTTGGATTAACTTACGAAGAAAAGATGTTTGGTAAAGATTTTAAATCACCAGAAGAACTGTATGAAGCAGTTGGCAAACAAGTAAGAACTATGCCTCAAATTAAAATAGATGGCAACCTTGTTGGTGGTTACAATCAACTTATTGAGTTTATGGCTGATAAGGGTTTAACTAATTTTAAAGGTGAAAAAATATAGTGTCAGATGATAATATTATCCTTTTTCCTACTAATAGAATCAAAAATAAAGAAACAATTGGTACAAAAAATACTAAGTTTCAAAAACAAATAGAAAAGGAACAGACACAAAAGTTTATAGAATCTGCTGTTGATGATATAGCAATGAAACTATTACATAACTTTGTTGACCTTGCAATGAAAACTCAAACAGATACATTCACAAGAGATTTTTCTTATTTGGTAGATTGCCTAAGGGCAACGATTAAAAGAGATTTTGGTTTAAATCATATCGCACATAAGATTGTAGATAATACCGTAGAATTAAAAACAGATAATGCAGGTAATATTAGAGCAAGAATTGATTACTCTAATCTAAACAAGATTGATTTTAGACCTAAAGCAGATAGAACAAAAGAACCGTTATCAGAGGAAATAAAAGACGAACTAACAGGAGGGATTGAATTTGTTCCAGACTTCGACCCTAATGACAATGATAACTAAAAGAATTCCGTTCTGGAATCGCCATATGTCAGGTTGTAAAAACGACAGAAAGAAAGGAGTTAAACAATAATGTTTAATTTTTTATTTAACACAAAGAAGGAGAATAGTCACATGGCTAGAACTAAACTATCAAAAACAGCAAAAATTAGAAATCTTTTTGCTAAAGGAAATGCAGTAACTTGGAAATCTCTAAGAACTACATTTGACCTAAGGTCACCAGCTAACATGGTTGGTAAACTTAGAAATGAAGGAATGATGATTTATGAAAATAGGTCAACATCTGGAGTTTCTTACAGAGTAGGAGCACCATCAAAAGCTGTAATCGCAGCTGGTCAAACTGCTTTGTTTGGTAACCAAGGTTACTCAGCGTAACTAATATTCAGAGGCGGCCTTCGGGTCGCCTCCGTTTTAACTATAAGGTTTTTTATGACAAGTGTTGATGAAAGAGATAATGATAGAAGTTTTGAGAATGAACAATCTACCGTTACTATACCATTAAAAGAATACGATAAGTTAAAAGAACAAGGTAAATATATTACAGACCCTAGTTTAATATCTGTTATAGATAAGCTAGAAGAATTAGTAAGAGCATTAAGAAAACATATTGTTAGAAAATATTAATGACAATAGAAGATGGCATATTACTATTATTTTTAGGTATGATAACAACAATAGTGGTCATGTATATAATAATAACAGTAATGGGTGGCGAGGACAAAGATGATATTAGTTGACTTAAACCAAGTATTGATTTCAAATCTAATGGCACAAACCAGAGGCCAACCAGATGTGACCAATGCTAATGAAGAAATGATTAGACA